ATCAACATAACTGGTGTAACTGTGCAACTTAGCTAATAGCTCCTTGTGTTCAGGGAAGCACTCCTGATAAATCATCAATTCGAGCTCCCTCATCAATGAGTTGATGGTACCATCAAACTTCGAATAATCCGTCTCAAGCAAACAAGTCTGTTTGTCCATTGCAATATGCGACAATCGACAAACATTGTAGGCGACCTCTTCGGGTCCGACACCAAAAGCGAACCAGGGTGCGCCGTGCATAGCGTCTTGTAGTGACTGGGTAAACGGATAAAGGCGAGACTGTATCTTCGGATTAATTGGACAAATAATCCGTGGTACCTTCCTCTCCCCCAATGATTCCGCTTTAAGGAAGCCTCGCGACTCTCTTAGTCCAGGCTCCATGTCACCTGACTTCTCAGTCAGCGGCGTATCAGCCAGCGGCTGGTTAGCGGCCAGCGTCATCACTTCCCGGTAGCATGCCCGCACTTGCTCTATCCAATCAGCGGTTGGATCTTTCAAATGCAGCTGCTTTCGCAGACTCTTTATAAACTCAGGAAACCGTGCCCGAACCTCAGCTGCAGTAGGCGCAACCTGTTGTTCAGCTACCTGGTTAACTCTCACAATGCGTAGCGTCTGTGCCTCCTTGGCGCACTCCCTATCACGCACTGGAGCATAGGCATTGGCTTTGGCACTAGGTTCAAAGACAGACGGCGCAACAACAGTCACCGTGGTCTTCTCATTGCCGGTTGGGTGCTCCCCAACCAGCTTATAGTGCACCTCGTCCCCAACCTGCTTATCCTCGTGGCATAATGGACAACACACTTGGAAGCAACAGGCTTAATACCCAACTTAAAACCAGTTCCCCGATGTAACACATCCAATTCATGGTCGTATTGAATGTAGTCACAAATATATGTTTTCAGCAACAGCTGCGAGTCGCCCGCGTACTTCTGAATCGTATGTTCTGGCAATTCAGTAGAGAAATCGTACGCTCTAGCAACATTAACCAGTTGCCCGAAAACATGGACCGGTATTGTGACACCAACGGCAGTCTGACTCGGTAACGCGATTGTTACGTACATACTATCGTCAGCATCATACCAAAGGTAGGACACCCAGTCA